TAGATAAGAGTTAACAGATCTTTCAAATCCCTCTATATTAGTAGAGCCAATGAATACCCAACCATAATCTCTAATAGTATTTATACACCTAGTGATAAGAAGAGTCTGACTTGAAGCCCAGTAGTCTGAGCCATCCGTTGCTAAAGTATTGTCAGTTATGAGCTTAACCTGATAGGGAGTTCCCCTTTTGCCTCTTGCGCTTCTAACTGCTGGATTCAACTTGGCTAAAGCGAGTTGCTGAATTTGCGGATCTGATAAGTTATTACCATTCAGACTTACAATTCCAGGAAGATTTAGTCCAGCTATAGATCTACTTAGATCATTATCGGATAATAGAGCAGCGGTCTGGCATGCCATATTGGTCTTGTATGACACTGGCATTTGTACACTGTTGATCAATCCTTCGCCAACTACGACTAAGACAAACTTGCCTCCATCGCCAATAGTTGCGAGCCTAGGATCGTTAACCATAGCGTCTATTGAGGCCTGTGAGAAGCTACTAATTCTAGTGCCAAGGATTCCTATACAGGCTGATCCAGATGTAGCAAATGAATCTATACAGAACTCAGCTAATTGAGTCGTAAAGTCTACGTCACCTGAGTCATAGTGAACTGCTTCTACCGGAACTACAATCTCGTAGAAGTCAGATTCTAGTAGAGCAGAATAAGCTGAAGCTAATCTAGTTTGCCATCTCTCATAGAAGCTTTCGTCTATACTGGCTTTTCCAGAGATAGATGAAAGTAGTGCGGTCCTATCTGCAGTCACATCGACATACTCATTCATAGGAGCTGCGGCATAGATCCATATATCTCTTATACCAGCGTTATAAACTTCCAGCATTGAACGAAGGAGGGGAGAGTTAGAGTCGGCCTGAAGATAATTAACCGCTTCCTGCATGTTTACAACCTGAAAGGGTTCATACATTACGTTAGCGTCGGCGTGACCTATTAAAAGAATTGTTCCGAGACCATTTGTATTCATGGACTCATAGAGGGGTGATTCCCTCATAGTTCCTATAAGTGTTGGTCTGGATAAAATGCTGTCAGCCATAAATGCCTCAGTTCGGCTCAATACGAGTAGCGCCCACGGACCAGTATATCAGTTGACCATTCTCGCCTCTAAATGGATATGCTTGGTCTATAACCCAAACGCTTTGGGTTACCCTCTGGTCCTGTTCGTATATTCGGTCACCCTCATAAGGATTAACGTCAGACTTGAAATAATAAACTCTTTCAGAGGTATTAACAATACCCTCTTTCATTTCCTGCTGACTGCCAGTAAGGGCCCTGTTATTAGTTAGTGTATATCTAGTAGTATGAATCTCTAGATTATTAGAATAGGATAAAGTTTCCCCAGTTGTCTGAGTTCTTCTCTGTAGGAAGACATCATGTCCATAATTCTTAAGGATTTTTTCAAATTCTAGCCTCATGTAAGACATTAATCAAATCTCCTAAGACCTCTATCTGGTATTGGATTAGTTAGATTCTCTGATTTAACAACCGATCTCATACCAGTCTTACGGAATAGGACTTCCTCACGCAGGAGGGCAGCTAACTCGCACCAGCTGCCAACAGAGCCACGACTCGGAGTATTCCTACTAGATCCGCCTCCTGACTTCCTCATGACCTGTAGATCACCAAGCATGAAGGAGTCACTATTTGAGAACCCAGACATACCACCATCAAAAACATGAATCTTAGAAAGTTCACATAGAGTAGCAGCTTTTATATATTCCTCGATAAGAGGAGTTATCTCTATAGAATCACCAAACCAATCATTTAATTCTACTGAAAGACTATAGATGATTTGAGTAGCCTCAACAAGATCAACAGAAGGATAATAAGTCACAAGTTTTTCTGCATCGTAGTAAAGTGGAGTAAGCTGTGAAAGGAATAAGTATTCCTTATTCTCCATTAATGTGGCTCCAATTGTAGAAGCTACAGAAGAAGTTATACGAAGCCTATACTTAAATCCTTCTTCCCAATAAATCCTATCTGCGGTATCATATACTATGTCTTGGTCAGCTTCAGTTGAAGGTAGCCTTATCAGGACCGTCCTAGCGCCGCTTGCGGCGACTTCTATATCAACTGATTCCCATCTCGTTATATAAGCAGAAAGATCTTTTCTGTGAACCTTAAAATACGTTGTAGAAATAAAATCTGTATCTAAATCCTGATCAAATGTAACTGAAATAACTCCATTACCATAGTCTTCAGCTAAATAGTAACTAACATCTGTATCTGGACTTACAGTTGAAACCTTTAAAACCAAAGTGGAAGTATTAGGAGTAGCCGCTTCTACTAGGATTGATATATCCTTAATGGAATAATCTTCTACTTCTACTGGAGTTCTAGTGGGAGGTTCCTCTATCTCATCGGAAGCAGTATAGTCTGGCTCGGTTGTAAATGCGATTGTTTCAGTAGCAATTACAATGCCACGAACATCTAATATGTTGGCTATGGAAATTGAATAATCACTATCAGCTTCAATAGTGAAATTAAACCACAGCTTAAGAACTCTTGATAAGGATGAGTAGTCTCTTGTGAGGTCTATTGTTGTGAATGGATCCGTTATAGTAGTTGGAGTTCCGGATGTATCATTGGTAACGGTAAAATTGGCGTTGACCAGAGATGATGACTTAACGGGTCCAGAAAACTTAATCTCCACATATTCACTTTTGACTTGATACCAGTCGTACAAAGACATGACTATACTCCTATTATTCAGACTAACTTTCTAGTAACGCAAAACCGGGAGAAGGCGAACCCTCTCCCGGTCATTGCATCTGAATTTTTTACTTCAATCAGATATCAGAAGTAAGGCTACGAGTAACAGAAACGTCGTAGTTAGCAGCAAGGCTAACATTCTTAGCGACAGTGATACCCTCACCGTCACCGAAGCATACGATATCGTAGCGCTCCTTGACCTTCATTGACTTGATGTCACGAGTCTGATCCATCCACTCATCAGTTGAAAGATCCTCACGAACCATGAGCACACCAACATCGGTGCGGTCAATTAGGAATACGTCGGACTTAGCTGGGGTAGTACCGTCAACAGAGCCAGCAGTATAGCTAACATATGGGGAAAGGATAACATTCAGACCGAATGGAGCAGTTGCGTTAGCAACGCCTTCCTTAGACTGAAGTCCAACGTTAATAGCTGCGGGCGGCATGCCTGCTACGTGGAACTGTGAGCCCTGAAGGAAAGCAGGCCAGAACAGTGAATGTGCGATAAAGTCTGTAGGATAGTGATTCTCTGCGTGGAGAGCAGCAGCCATAACTAGCGTATCCTGCCAAGCGAATGTATCGTTGGCAGCACCGTTAATGCTACGACCAGTTGTGTCACGATAGCCAGCATCGTCATTATCGAAAATGATCGTTGCAGCGTCAGAGAAACGAGATAGGGCGATTTGCTCCTTTAGGCGGGCCATGGCACGACCAGCAGCGCGAACGTGAAGACCAACGATGTCCCACTGTGAGTCCTTCATGACCTCATCAGTGAAAGAAAGTCTTACGCCCTTCTTGCTTGTCTTACCCTCGACCTGCTTTGCAAACACGAGTGCCTGCTCTGGGAATTCCTGACCCTCAGGAACCTCTGCAGCTTGCAGTGCGTTCACAGCGGGGAACTCCATTGAACGAGCGTTCGTGCGTACAGTAGAAAGAAGTGGCGTAACCAGATTAACTGGCTCTGCTGCTTCCTTCAGAGTACGGGAGATAACCTTAGGGAAAAGAATAGGGGCATCTGGGCTTGCAAAGGCTTCCTGGATGGTCACCCTATTCTTCTCATCGATAAAACCATTTTCAAGGAAGGCAGCCTCGAAGGCTGATAGTCCCCTTTCCTTGAGCAGTTCAGAAATACTAGTTGACATTAAAGGATAGCCTCCTATTTCCAGATTAAGCGAGAGTTAGTGTCACGCGAACAGCACCGATAACATTAGCTACGTCTAGGTTTCCACGGATACCTAGCTTGCCGTTATATGTGCCAGTCTTTGTGAGTTCATAGACTTCCTTTAGAGCACCAGGATCAGAAGGAAGTTGCATATAAGATAGCAGTCCGTCATCGAAGTTAGTAGCGAACTTCTCTACTTCGATAACCTTACCTACCTGTAGGTAGGAATATACGTTGCTTGAGTTGTAAAAATCTGTAGTAGCAGCAAGCACTGGACGACCCATATGGTCGGAGCGCACGAGACTACCCACTGTAAGATCGGCGTTAACGCCGCTAACCATTGGCCACTCAACAAAACCGTGAGTGATCCAACCAGCACCCTGAGAAGTACCCTTATCGAATGGACGATAAAGATCGAACTGAGCACAACCAACTGGCACTGAACGTGCGCCAACTGTGACTGTATCAGTGTTCGTACCAGAGTTAGATGCAGGAGTAGCGCCAGTATCAGTATCAACTGTCTGACCGTCACCCCAGATAAAAGCAGTACCAGTACCATTAGCTGGTACAACGCGGCTGTCGCCGCTGCTATCTGCAACAACTGAAAGAATGGTGCCCTTAGGAATTACGATCTCGAAACGATCATCCTCAACATCGCTGTACCAAGTAGGTAGGCCAACGTGTGGAAGAAGATATGTTGCGGGAGCAATACCCTCTGAAACTGTGAAACGACCTGAGCCGTTCTTGGAATGTACCTTGCGGAAACTTGCCTGAGACATGTTTAGTTAATCTCCTCGGTCACTTGCGACCCATGAATAGGTTGAATAGAAGATCTTCAGGACTGAACTCATTGATAGTTACTTCCTTGCCATCGGCATTTACGGTAACTGTGTTCCCTTCTGAAGTATCAGTCGCATTGGATGTCTGGTCAACCTTTGGAAGTCCAGCAATGTCAACTGAGTCTTTAGAAGCTACAAAAGTATCAGCCTCTCTCATTAGCTTCTCTACGTCACGAACGCTGTCAGCGAGAGAAGAAGCGGTGCGAGTTGCGTGCTCGGCTAGCGCTTCTGACCTATTGGCTGCATCAACAAGACCGCATGCGATCTTTGCATCAACAACTCTCTCTGCCAACATCTTATGTAGAGTGCCCTTAAGCTTGGCGTTCTCATTTGTTAGCTTTTCTACTTGAGTGCGAAGAGACTCAAGTTCTGCTGTATCAGTAGCATCAGATGCTTCCTCTACAACCTCATCCTCAGTTGCTTGCTCCTCGGAGTCTATGATAGTTTCCGTGAGCGGCTCATCCTCAGATGCAGTCTCTTCTTCTTGAACTGGCTCTTCTTCGTCAGACTCCTCAGCAGCATCAGTTGAGTCAGTCTCTTCATTGTCTGAATTTTCAGACGACTCTTCAACTTCAGCCTCTTCGGCGTCAGAGTTTTCAGCGCTTTCTTCTGCTGAAGCTTGCGCAAGATCAGCGCTAAGTTGTTCTGCAACAGCAAGAATGTCTTCCTCCTGCTCCTCTACAACTTCAGTAGCGTTTTTATCGCTCATATTATTCTCCTCAGCAGTTTCTGCCTCTAGATCCTCTGAAACGTCTTTATGTTCCAGTTCCTTATCAATAGTAGTATAACTTTGCATATTTGTAAGTTTTTCATCAGAATCAGTAATATCTTCTTTATGTAAATCATCATATGCGTTCATTGTTAGGAAAGTTCCCTTTAAATTCTGATAAGTAAATCGAGCGTCTTTCTTTCTCTTAAATTGGGAAAGAACGTCTAATCCTTCTCCGGATTCATTTAATTCTATTATACTCTCTTTATTCATATTAAGCGAATAGAATTTAACAGCTTTTACCCAATCATTCTTTTCGTCGCCACTTTCGTCTCCGGAAGCAGTCTTGGCTCCCACGGAACGAAGGCCAGAACGCTCATCGGCTGGCATGTTTACGAAGGAGTATTCCTTGAAAGAAAGCCCTGTTAATTCGAAATAAGCGAGCTTTCCATTGTAGACCTTGCCTCTCTTATGCTTACATGGCATAGAGTAGCCTTCGCTAGGCCCAGCCCAGTCGACTCCACAGATAGAGCACCTAGCTTCCTTGCACTTGCCTCCGACTGAACCAGTTAGATATCTTTCATCCATAACCTTTGAAATAGCTTCTGGAGAAGTAATACCGACCTGTAGTCTTACGTATTCAGTTCCGTCATCCTCTTTATCCATTGATGCAGCCATTACGCGACCAATTGATTCACTTAATGGATCATGGTTTAAAATGATAGGCTTAGGATAAGGCTGGACCCAAGAAGAGATAGATTCGGCTAGAGCCTGTGCTGAATACATATTGTAATTAGATGTCAAGCCAGCATGGATTGCGGCGACCTCAATAATCAACTTCTTATCTTCTTGGTGCGACTCAGTAAATGGGGTAATCTGCTCTCCTAGATTTGGTAGCTGCAGCGTTACCGTTTCCACAAATTCAAAAGACATATTTAACTCCTTGTGTAGCGCCTGAGGCTATAGTAATCAAAGATGTATAGATTAGAACGGTTTTCTAAGATCTAATCCCAAATTTATATACTCAGCCAATTGGCCTGTATTCATAATGTGAGGGCAGTAAATATCCCAGGCTGCCCAACTCTGAATGCCAACTTCTCTTAAATTGTAGGCAAATCCTAAATCTTCACCTTGACGATGCCATCTATATCTAACATGTGGATAGACTTTGCGTGACATCATCACTGCTGCCATAACTATGTCTATCTTGAATATATTTCCAACATCATAATTAGATGGCACTCTTGCTGCCCTATTACCGTTATTCTCTACCCACGTCATACCGCTCGGATAGTTTCTACTATCTGGCGTCATATACATAAGAGGAGAGACTACATCTCTCTCCTCTTCGCAGTGATTCACTAATTTGGTTATAGTATCTGGATCTTCAAGTAGGATATCGCTATCCAAAGAGAAGTAGTAGTCGAACTTGTCCGACATGCCAGAAGCACGCTCTAAGAGGTTGTTTCTTAGAGTAACCATGTTCTCATACTTCTCAGCATTCCAATTTCTATGTCCATCTGCATGTGCAACGTGTTTAACTGGCAAATAGATCTGAGCATCAAAACAAAGAGCTTCTGGTCGAGAATTTTGGAAATCCCATAACATCTCGTGGGTTCCATCATCATCAGGACCCAATTCAAACATGAATCCGATGTTCTCTCTTGGATAATTCTGATTGTTCAAGCAATGTATCCAAAGCGGGAGTATCCACTCCCTTTTATAAATTGGTGCAGCGATAAGAATATTTTTAGTCATGACCTATCTAATGGGATGTAAGTGTTATCTGTTTTGATTGATTAACATAATCATCTAACATCAAACTAAACCTTTAAAAACATAACGATATTTATCGTGTTCTATTTGCTCTAATTCATACATATGATACTGGATCGTACGACGGGGATCGTTTCTCAATTTTGAATTAAACTCATCCTCATCCACTTCTAGTTTTTGATCAAACCAAAAAGCAGTGTCTTTGGGGATTGAGTTTTGGTGGACCAATTCTCCATCTTTTGGTCCTCCCCAAAAACTCACCTTAACCATCACTCAGCCTGCTGTTCTTGAGGCTCCTCTTCCTTTGGAACTGGATTAGCCTTAGGACCCTTAGTTACCTTACGAGAAGGAGCTGTAGAGGCCTCTTCAGGTGTAGTGTTTTCCATTTCGCTAATGCGGTCAATCAATGACTGAATAATCGGCACAAGAAGCGCTAAAGCTAGTCTCGGCTGTCCGAAATTCGCAGCATTCTTGAAAGCATCAAAATCCTTACTCATCTTCATCTCCTAATAGTTCAACTATGTCGTTCAACATACTTTCGTCCATATGACGTACATTTGGACTCATTCTACGGCCATGCTGATTAGCTGGCCTTACCTTATTACCAATTCCTCTTTTAGCATTTGGTTGATTAGCGGTACCCCCAGCAGATGGCTTAATAGCATCTGGCTTGACTGGTTCTGGAGTCGGTGGCTTAGAGAACTTAGACTTACCGTCTGCACCAGTCCCCATTGCTTTAGGCTGCTGTGGAGTAGCTTTAATGATCTGCTCCTGCTGAGTAGTTTGAACTTGTGCCGTCATAGACATTAAGAGCTGCTTATGATCGCAATCCGGACTCTGACCTAGTTCAATTCTTGCCTCTTCAAATGTAGTCAGATTGGAGGAGAACTTCTGGATAACGTGTGTCTCTCTCTTAATCTGAGTATCTACATCGATTTCACGGAAACGCATGTAGCATCTATCAGAAACAGAGTCTCTATGTGGGGTGAGAAGTGGATCGAATCCTCCTTCTCTCAAAAGGGGATTGAATATACGTAGTCTAACTAGATCTTCAACCTCAGACTGGATAAGCTTTATCTTGTCATAAAGAGCTATATCTAAACGATCAGTAACAGATCTATTTGCACCGCTACCAAGCATTCCTAGGTGGTGAGTCGAAAGACCCATACCTACTGCTACTCTTTCTTTGAAGTGCTGTAGATATTCGTTTACCTCAAGAGCATTACCTTGAGCACCGATAACCTCAATCTTATGACGCTCAGGAGTAATAAGTCCACCCTCTACACGCATATTGGCAATAGTGTCGAAAGCCTGTTCTATCTCTTCTGGAGAAGCTGGCTTTGTCTCTGTTCCGACAATATACTGATAGATAGGGAACAACTCATTATGAACAAGGTTTTGAATGTCTTGTTCAATCTGCCTTAGAGCAATAACGTCATCAAGGACGGAAATGACGAATGGAGTTCCAAACGCCTTTCCTTCTTTCTTGTCTAGAGAAAGATGTATTACCTCACTAGCATCCCAAACTGGATCCTTATGGTTAGACGCCATTGCTGATGTCTCATCTGTCTGTTGCTTATAGGCAATTGGATTGTTGAATCTATCCCTATAGATACGAACAGTCTCAGTAGGGATAATGTAATATCCAACTACTGGAAGTTTTCCGTCAAGGCTCTTGAGTGGTCCAGGGAAATAAGGACGAATGTCGCCCGCCCTTGACTCAACAATAAAGGCATTACCAAACTTGAACAGTTGGTCGACTACCTGAATCAAGAAGCTATTGAATGGCCTCTTCATTGTCTCTTCCATAAGGTCAAAACGCTGCCATAAATAACTTACAGCTTCGTCGTTCTCGCTTATGATTTCCCATCCTTCTTTCCAGAACAATTCCTTGTACTTAAAGAAGGCTTGTTTTATATAGGAGTCAGTATCAATAGCTTCTATGATCCTATCAAGAGGATAAGGAGACTGCTCGAAGTTTGCTCTATCACGAGGTTGCTTTGTTAAAAGATTAATCCAACCTGTATGGAATCCGAGCCCAAGAGCCTTGACCCCCATCACTTTAGATGGGTTTATACTAGTTACGTCAACTGCTGCTGTCTTGGGGCCTTTCTTCGGAGCTGCTGTAAATTGAAACATGCGCTCGAATAACATATAAAAATCTCCTCTAAGTCAGGACTATCTTTATAGTAAGCCCACAAAATTCTTATTACTATTCTTCGACTGGGTTAGCCTGACCGGAAATAACCATTGCCTTGACGTAATCTAGCCAGTAATTCATCTCAGGAAGAGATAGCTTTGACGCTGAGAAGGACACATTCACATCCTTTGTGTCGTCATCCTGTTCTACTGTGATAGTAATTTTACCAATTTCACTCATTTTATATACCTTCCAAAAATCAAGCTGAAGCTGCAGCTGCGTTAGCTAGTCTGTCAGAAGCTTCTTTGTTAAGCTTAATCAGCCTTTCCTTTAACATATTGTTCTCCTGCTGAAGATGATTAACCGTTGCCTGTGCAGTTGCCAGACGAACAGAAAGATCATTCATCAGATTGGAGTGAATTGCATTTAGATTGTTTACAATTGCCTCAATCGGAAGATTGATTTCATCCATTTCACTTACTCCTTACAAACGTAACTTGTTGATATATTATAACACATTAACCACAATACAAAACTGCTGGAACTAGATAGCTTCCATCGTTAAATGTCTCAGCAACGATAGAAGAAGTAACTTTGCCTACAGTAGACGATCTGATTATATCATCTGCCTGAACTCTTGCGCAACCATTACCAGCTGACTCAAGAAGATCACCAATCATGACGGTCTCCCCATTTTGTATTCTAATGACATGAGCCCCAAGGGACGCAACATTTATATCTCCATCTTCATCTATAGCATTAAACACTCCATAAACAGCCTTATCTGAGATTACATCAGAAATCTTTACCTTAGGAAGATGCTCATTAATCTCTAGAACTACGACAGCACTATAAGTAACGCCGTCAGTATATTCATACTGTACAACAGTACCTGCATTCTCGGGGCCATCGTAAAGAACGTGCTTGCTGTAACCTTCAACTGTTTCGAATTCAACAGCCTTCCATTCTGCTAGTTCATTAACCGTAGAAAGGATGGTTCCTCTAGGCATATCAGAAACGTTCTCATCTTCGTGCTGAGACCAGTGAACTCCACAGAAAGCTCCATAAGTAATGGTCGTACCAGAAACAGAGATGGAACCTTCGTTTGTACCTGCTTGATAAAAGTTAACAATGTTACCATCAGAAGATAGTCTATTGAACTGTGCACAAGCTCCACCATCAACGGCATTGTTGAATGCTGAAGCTGCACTAACTACAGCAACGTTGGTTGTTCCTGTGTTATCTGTTGGGTTTGTATCGTTTGTGCTACCGAATACGGTGAAGTTGCCATCCAGCCTTAAGACCTGCGTCCCGGCTGTCGTGAATGCCATAACACCAGCAGAAACATAATACATTCCAGTATCTGTATCACTATTGAATGTATATGCAGGAACTGAAGCACTTCCATCCCTAGCTAGAATCTGCTTAGCAGTACCACTCATCGTCAGATCGCCACTAATAGAGGTTGTTCCATGCCTTAGCGTTAGAGTCCCTGTCGATCCGCCAGATGGCCCAACGTTTACGTCTCCACCAGATGTATTTATACCCAGTGTAGCAGCAGTTGTGCCATTAGACTTGACCTGAATAGTATTACCATCAAAGGCCATATGGGAGCCAGTGTATGTACCTATAATAGCAAGTCCATCACCCTCAACTAGGCCGACTCCTGCGCCGCCAAGTCTTAATCTTTCGGTACCAGCAATAGAAAACCCTATTCTGTTAGCTGTCGAACGGTACATACCAGTATTGGAGTCATTACCCCAAGAATACGAAGGGGTGGCGGCGGAGTCAGAAGCATATGCTTGGACCTGCATGTTTAAATCGACATATCCGCCAGTGCCATCCCATTTACCGAGACGAATAGAACCACCATTGGCTTGTAACATTAGATTTGGAACATTAGAGGAAGATGCAGATCGAACTTGAATCTCATTTTCGTCTATACCCATCGATGTGCTAGAAGTATCGCCAAGTATCAATCTACCAGAAGTTGAAGTCTTGTTGACATCGCCACCGCCAGTAAGGAACAAACCGCTACCGCTTATATATGTGTAGTTAGATGAGATACCTATGATTCCGGTTCCACCAGTGTTATAAGCACCTTTGTTCGTTGTCTCAAAGATGATAGAAGGTTGGTATGTCGGATCTGAATAGTAAGATGGACCCTGAATTTTTAGAACTGGTCTTGCTTCACCAGATGCGAAAACATTATTTCTATCAGACCAGAATATACCAGCACCAACTACACTACTACCCCATGTCGGTGTCTTCAATGCTGCCTGATAAGGTATGTAGAGACCTTCGTAAACAGCTGCTGTTACGCCACCCGCGAATGCCGAGTCGGTACCAGGCGTAGCCGAGTTAACGAGGTTAATGGATCCACTAATGGAGCCAGTAGAAGTAGAAGCTGTAGTCTCTTTGGTCGAAATGTTTACGCTACCAGCAACACTTGCACCAGCAGAAACAGAACCCAAATACATAGTCGGAGTTGAGTTCTGTGAGTCAAACATACTCAATAGAGAGAAAGACCTAGAGTATATACTACCAGTATTTGTTACTCTAAATGGAGCCTTAGTATATGTGTTGTCACCTGCTGCAAAAGCAAATCCGCCAGTGTTTGTTCCAGTGGACATCATCACGAAACTTGGGCTAGCTCCAGAGTACAGATATGTTGGGTTGATAGTGAACCCACCAATCACTCCAGCAGAAGATTGAATAGTTCCAGAGATGTAGGCAGCAGTTGCATATAGGTTACCGCTTTGATGAAC